TTACTTCATTCCAATAAGTCTACAACGGTAAGTTATTACAAACCTAGATTTGAAATGCCTTTCTTGTACGGCTTCCCAAAAATATAAATGTAAGGGGTTGTTCATTTCTAGAATTATGGAGGTATGGAGATTTTCGCCCTCGTGTTTTGGAAAAGCCCGTAAATACTGACCTTCGCCAATCCCAAGCCGAAAATTCATGATTTTTGAATTACGCTTGTTTTTAGACTCTAACCGTTCAAACTGACTCATTATCTGATCATTCCTGCTCATTTTACGTTTAGAATTAGATCATTTCTGATCGTTTAACTTTTCTTTAAACGCACTTTAAACGCCATTTAAACGCTCTTTAAATATTCTCAGCGAGCAATCTTTAAATCTTTTCTGCTGCTACAACCGTATTAAAATTTGGTCCCAGTTCAATTGTGATCATAAAGCCCTGGTACGTCATTCTAATTTTGTTATCTATATATGTGTACGCATTTGGTTTTTGAATAGCGTTCATTAGCTGGTGAATTTGTTCAATTGTAAGTTGGCCAGCTAACAGCTTTTCAATTTGTGAACTGCTAATCGTAACAACGCTACTATATATAGGTGCATTTTTACGTGACAACTCGTTTAAGAAAAATGCAGGCAAGTGCCCTAACGTAAATTCTTGGCCATCGACTACCGGCTTTATAAGTGCAATCTGAGCTGCTTTTAAATTTACCTGCTTTTTATAATATTGCTGTGACTTCAAAACAGCTTCATTAAATTGCGGTACCGCTAGTTGTTGAAGTTCTTTCGATAACTTCACTACTGACTTACCAGCTGCTATGTCAGCACCTAACCACGCTTTACCTGGATTATAGTCCCAACCTAGATCTATGCCAGGTAACTTATCTAGTTGTTCACCTGTTGATGCATCGACGACCTTGAATGACTGCATAAACTTATTAACAGACTCTGGTTTTGTGATCGATAAGCCCATACGTGCAATATCACGTTTATTCAGTGAAACCACCTTACAACGGCAGTTATAGCCATTTGGCGGATAATGCGTGTCCCAAAACGGATGGTCGACAGGAAGTAAAATATAGTTCCATTTATTATGATCAGGCCTAACTCTGCTATCACCAGCGGTCAGGTAAAGTAAATAAGGTCTACGTTCTTTTAATCGGTTCTGTTGTTCCCAGCGCCCTGCTGCTCGCGCTGTATTTTTGTTGTTCTGGTAAATTACTTGAGTGCGCCAGCCACGCTTACCTTTATAAGACCAACCGTGATCATCAACAATTTTATCAAAGCGTTTTCTAAAGTCCGATATGGTTTCACCATCACTAATTGCTTTATCTACTGCTGTATATAGCTCATTCAGGATCTCGATTTCTGTTGCACCTGCAACGGTGAATGCTTTGGCATGAATTAAGCCCTGTAAGTCTCTATATGACTCACTTGTCAGCTTAATTTTGTCTTGAAAGTGTGAAATGGCTTCCTTGAATTTAACAAGGTCGCCATATTGTGGAGCTGATAGAGCCATTTTAATGCTCTTTTAATGACTGTTGAATGTCTTGAATTTCATTTCGTCGCGAGTTATCACGGCTATTACCAAAGAAGAAATTCAATATTGACGCTATAACAGTGCCTAAAACGAAGCCTAAAATTGTATCTGCAAAGCGTGTAGAGCTCTCAGGTATTGGCATAAACGTAATAAAGCCAATATATAGAGCCGTCGTAATTGACCAAAACCACGCATAATAATAGATGAAGCGTTTAGAAAACTTATCATCCTGGTTAAGTGCTTGGATCTGCATAATCCGCGCACTCTGGGTGTTTTTATATGCAAGTTCGTCTAGTTCTTTCTCTCGATTGAGTAAGGTGGTTCTTAACTCATGCGCGTATTTCTCTGAGTCTTTTATACGGTTTAACGCTTCTTCTGGTGACGATGTACCTGTTAAAGTTTGAGCTATATCAACGACTTTTGAAGCAACCGCTTCACCATTTGAGCCCCCTATCCAGTTACCTATTTTTTTATCTAGGCCAGTTAGCTTTGCAAGGCCAAGTGCAATTGTGATTGGTTCCATTTAAGCCTCCATTGACTCGTAGGGTACGCCACCAATAAGCATTAATTGGATACCTTTGATCCGCTTGAATTGGCGAACTAATGATTTAGCTGTTGTAAAGTGACAATCAAAGAACGCTTTTTTGTCATCCAGATTTGGAAAACATTTCTTGGCTTGCCTTTTACCAAAAGACTTTATGATGCGTTTCTTTTCCGCAGGTTTATAAATCGATATTATTCTTTTGCGCCAAACTTGTTTTAAACATGAGGGTTGAGCGGCTTCTTTAGTAAACCATTCACCTTTTATATAGCCATCAATGTAAACAGCTAATACAGTGGTAGATTCTGATTTTCTAACACGCTGTATCGAGATTTCATGATCGCCCAATTTAAATAAAGCACTACCAAAAGTCCCTGCAAGTTCACTTTCAACCTTGTCCCATTGCTCTTTAGAAATAGACATAAGCGCCCCGCTACAGCTTTGCTATATCAAGTGAAATAGCTTGTTCAATGCCTTTCTCGTCCTGCTTGTAAAAGCGGATAAAACGGCATGAATCGATAACACCTACAGACTCTGCAATGATGTTCATCGCCTTTTGCCATTTACCGCTTTCATCAGTGATTTCAAGCTTGCGTAACGCAAGGATACGTTGCGGGTTTAATGATCCTTGCTTATCGGTATTAAAGGTTTTACTGACAATGGCTCGTATGTTTTGATTGCCGCCTTCGGTCCATTCATCTAGGCACTCATCAATCAGCTGTTTAGCAAGGGATAGCTCTGGGCCAAGCTCGATACGTTCCTGCGTTTGAATATTTACGCGCAAAGTGTTATCGAATGAACGTAACTGCGTATTGCCTTTCTTACCACCTAAACTTACACCATGTTCTTGCGCTAAAAGCTCTATAAAGTCGTCAGCTTCAGCCATCAATGAACGTTTGAACTCAGCTAATTTTTCCTGCATTTCGAGTGCTTTCGCACAGGCTTTTTGTACAAACTCATCTTTGATCAAATCCGTCTGTTTAACGTTAGCAATTGCAACTAAATTGCCTTTACCGTCTTTTAAGTAACCTTCAGGAATATTATTCATCGTCTATCTCCACAGTTTTAGAATTAGCCTCGCTCATACCCGCCATAAACTCATACTGCAGAGCTTGCTCAGCCACTTGTGCTAAAGCAGACTCAGAGATAGTTGGGAATTGTGAGGTTATTTTTTGCTTAAGTTCGTCCAGGTCTTTTGATGCCTGGGCAAAATGCCAAATCTTTTCAATGGTGTCGTTTGAAGCGTGATCGAACACATCAAACTCATCGCTAATTTCAGTACTAGCAGAATCAGACTTCGCAAATTCAGTGCTTTTAGCAGCTGAGGCTATGCCTTGGCCGTCATCAGGTACTTCAAGAATGTCTTCACCTGGTTTAGGTTTTGGAATACCTAACTCTTTGTACACGTAGTCAGTGCTTACAGGTACCAGGCGTGCAGATTCGCGAACACGGCTTACCGTATCGGTATTAATTTCGCGCTTATCTTTAAAGATGAATTGCGGAGGCTCACCACCCTCAAAATTGACAGAGTGAAGAGTGTTAATGATCTGATTGCGATAAGAAGCAACAAGCGCCCTATCTGCGCGTTGATTATCGCCAGCGCGTTTAGCATGCGTTTCACTAGCTGCACGCGCGCCGCCGTTCTTTTGCTCAGTGGCCAATGTTTGGCTGGTTAGCGCCTTACTCATTTCAGCATTACAGAAATTAATTAAACGCTCAGGAATTGGTTCACCCGATAACTTACTTTCAAGTACTTCAATACTGGTATCGTCGGGTATTGCGGCTACACCGTCTTGAACTAATTTAGCGAGCCCAGTTAAAAGGCTATCTATATCAGCATCTTTTGCACCAATAGGGTATTTACCCACAGGGAACGGCACACCAAAGCGTTCACAAAATTGAACAAAGAACTTAAAGCCACCGTGCTTAAACATCCACGGCCAAAAGCAGCTGCTGAGTAGTGCAATGCCATACGGGTTTGTTGCACTAGGCATATGACGAACACACGACCAACGACGCGGGTCCACTTCTTCGCCTTGCGGGTTTTCTCTTGTTTTAACAAGCAGCTCGTGATCACTATTAAATGCAAAGCGACTATTACGCCATGTTTCAATGTATTCAGGCTGCCACGTACCATCACGTTTAATAAACTTGCCCAAATGTGTCACACTGAAGCCATGTAAAATAGCACTGTAATTGTGCCAATCCATATCGGCCCACTCTGTATGCTTGCACGGTTTACGCTTAAAAAACTGCTTTGCTAACTCGTAGCTTTTCATACTGGCCGCATCGGTACCACCAGGCACCAACTCAGTATTAAAGCTATATAAACCGCTGCGTAATGAGCGCAATTCACCAATGATATGCGCGTCACGGGCAATTTCTTCATAAATAGCCGTGTTTTTACCTGCTTTACGTAAAATTGGGTCAGGGTTTGGGAGCTCTGTGATCAACGACGAAAAGCCAGGGTCCAATTGATTTTGTTCAAACATACGAACAAGGGCACCATAAGCCCGTGAATTAATGCGTGGCTTAGACTTAAACATGATAGCCCCCTATTTGTTTGGTTACTTTACGGCTTCGAACTCTAGGCATCCCGCCTGCGCCAGTGCTGGATATCATCCATAAAATGGCTAAGGCACAACTCAAGTCGTAGTGATGTGTTGTTTGTTTTTCTGGCCAGTTTTCGAGCTCGTCGAGCAATAATCTGCAATGTGAATGAAAGGCTATTTGTGCAGGTGTATTGGTCACATAGGTTTCGAGTGAGCCTATGCGTTCTTCAGCTGGTAATGTGGCAGTAACACCACGTAAAGGGAGTGCAATGCCCTGCTCTAACCCTTTGGTGATAAACTCGCTGCGCATAAAGTCAAAGGCGTTGTTATTCTCAAAGCCCCACACTAAGCAGTTATATTCTTTTTGAGCGCGAATTATGTCGTTAAGTAAACGACTGGTACCGCGCACTTTGCGGCTTTCGTATTCAACGTGCAGCTTTTGTAGGTCTTTTGAATAAAAGCCAACAAGTATCGCGCTTGGGTCGGACTTTTCTGTTTTACCCATACTTGGATCACATGCACCGTATGGTACCCAATCGTGTAAACGGTCAACCCAAAAATCAAACTGGTAAAAAATCGCTTCTTCATCGCTTTTAGCAATACCTTGCATTTCGCGGTTAAACTCGCGCTTGTTCGCAGCCCACATACACATTAAATCGTAAAGTGTACGTACACTTGGCCAACTGGTTTTAGCGCCCTTAAGCATTTGGCGTTTGTTCTTGATCCAGAACTTAAACGAAGGCTTATCTTCAGTGGCAACAGCAATACCTTTAGCCGCTTCGCGCTTTTCAAAGCGTTTATCATCATGAACCATAAGGTCGCGACATTGCTCCCATAAGTCCATGCGCTCAGGCATTTGTTTAATTGCTTTAAAGCGGTGAACAATGTGCCCTGGTGCTTCTTCAGCACGGCTAATTGGGTCATCGTTATTAAGAACGGTGTTCACACCTAAGAATTTTACGGTACCATCGGGTGGCCCTAAGAACTGCACCGAAGCTTCAAGGAATCGCCAGCGGTTTTCACGCTCTGTGGGTGACTTGGCTTCGGCATCGGTAATGATATCGTCAGACAGTAACAGCTTAGGTCGGCTTGCACCGTGGAACGCACCACGTACAGCCTGCTCAGCACCACGGCTCTCAAATCGCACACCTTGGGCCGTTACAAACTCGCCTAACTTCCATACTGGCGATTTTTCGCATACTTCAGGAAAGTCTAAGGCTAAGTTGTTATTGTTCAACAACTCCGTTTTAACGACTTCAAGGGTCTTGGTTGGCATTTTGGTTTCAGCACCAAACAAGATCACAAAATCAATAAAGAGAGGTGGCTTTTCTAAGCCAAGTTCTTGGCGTACCTCTGCGTCTTGCAGCAGTGCCAATACTGAAACATACACAGGGGCGATTTTTACGCTAAGTGTACTTTTACCTTCGCCACGTGGAGCAACAAACCAGTTTTTCCAACCGTTTTTAAGCTTTAGTGCTTCTGGTAGCCAACTATTAAAATAAGCCTGAAACTCAGATGGTTTCTGCCCATCATCTAGCCACATATGGTGTGGGAAATAGGTATATACAAAAAACTCAAAATCACCGCTTAAAACACGTTTACGGCGCTCTCTAATGGCTTCAGGACTTGGATCAATATGACGTTCTTTAGCTTCGATATCGCGGCGTAACGCACTGGTTACTTGCTCTATCTCTGCTAAAAAATCACGTGTATTTAAATCAGCCATTAGTCGCTTAACTCCTTATCGAGCTGAGGACCAAATGCAGTAAGAATTTCGACTAATTGCGGTGCATAGTCAGGGTGATGTTTTGAAACAAATTTAGCTAAAATCTTGATAACTTCAGCAGCGACAGTGCGTTTTTCTAGGCGCTTATTGCCGCCAGATACTTTCATTACTTTGCTCATCATATCAGTGAGTGAGCTAAGTACTTTAGTGCGCTGCTCTAATGGAAGTGCTAAACCTTCTTCAGATTTTAAAAGCTCAAAGGTTTCGTTTACTTGAATAGTAAACTCTTCGATAAAGTCGGTTGTAAACTCACCTGCAGCACCCTCACTACGACGGCTTGCAGCACGAGCAAGATCCCAATCATCGCCCTGGTCTTTCGCTTCCATCTTCCAGCGGCGGGCTGTGCCATCTGCAACACTATGCTTTACTGCTGCAACACTTAAAGCAAGCAGTTCGTTTACATAGCTGTGACGTAAAGCGTTTTTCTTTTCTGCTGGGTGTGCCATTAGCTAAACATCCCACTTTTAACAGCGTAAGCAATTAAAGAAACAGCTAAACCCGCAGAGCCGCCCATCGCAGCCACTTTTACACGTTGGTTTGTGAGCTTTTCTTCTACTTTTGTTAATCGCTCAGCATGGGTCTTAAGCGCCTCAGCTTGGCGCTGCTCACTTTTTTCGATATCTATTTTTAAGCTATCAGTGATCTGCTTTTGACGGGCTTCACTCTTTTCTATGCTGTGGTGAATATCAGCCTTAAGACTTCTAAGATCATCCAAAATGGCTGATTGGCTTCCTTGAATTTCACCGATTGCTTGAAATAGCTGGTTCTCTTGTTCTGGTGTCATGAGGTGTCCTTACGGGTAAAAAACTTTAATGCCGATCCACGTAGGTGTGCGAACGTCGAAATGGAACCAACTCACATCGCCCTCGATGGCTGTGATGTAAGGAAATTCTTCAGGGTGAGCTAATACGTATTCACGTACCTGCTGAGCGGTGTAGTTTTCAAAACTACAATCAAAGGCTTTACCTAGTTTGTGTTGGCTGCGCTTTGCGCCAATTGGGCAGTCTAACGGTCTATAGCCGCGTAAGTGGTTAGCACCACCCCATAGCCAGTTATTTACTGTGCATGGGCCAAACTTATCACGCAGCTTTTGCAGCATGCGTAAGGCTCTTTCATCAAAAAAGTTTAAAAGAAAAAGGGGATCGTCTTTAAAAAGATTAAAGACATTTTCAGGCACTATTTCCTGAAATAAGAAACTAGGTGCAGTTGGGACTTTAACTCTTATTTTGGCCGCCATGTTGAGTCCTCAGATTAGTTAATCGTTGTTTAATTAGGACGTAACAGGCAGGCAAAGGAGTTTTCCGCGTTGGCTTTTGGTTAGCTGGGTTTAATAGCTCTTTTACGCGTGTGCGTAGTGCTGGCAAATCTTTTAACGGGCAACGGCGTGATATAGCGATTTGCTCGTTTTTAGACTTGGCCGACACAATAAGCTGAGCTAATAACTCAATAAATGGCGCATGCACTGTTTTTGTCATGCGTTAAGTAAATCAATTTAGAGGGGGGCATTCCGCTGTAAAGTTGTTTTCAGCGTTGTATTTTGCGGGTGTCTTATTAGGTTAAAATGAAAAGGCTTGCCATTACAATAGGGGCAAGCCAATTAATTTAAATTAGGTTTAAACATGGTTTAAATCAGTTTAAGAATTTCGTCTAATAAATTTTCTATCTCTGCTTGATACAAAAACTCATACTCTTCACGCAGATATTCAATTTTTTCTCTTGCTATGTCATTTTGCTTTAATTGGTCATTAAAGCTAACTTTACTTAGCTTACCACCATTGATGTCCATACCACCTGATATAGGAGGGGCTTCACCTTCAAATTTTACTACGTAAGTTTGGTATTCAGTCGCCATACATTTCTCACTTAAATCTTATTTGTTAATTCAATACCAGCATTAAAGCCAATCCACATTGCGTTGATTGTTTGGCTTGAGTATCCATTTTTTACGTCAAACGAAAGCCCTCTTAAGTGAACAGGACCAAACTGCGTAATTAGCCATTTTTCAAAAAGCTCCTTGTGTTCCATCATTTACCCTTAATTTCTCTATACGCTTCGTGATATTCGTCCATTAACCCTGTTGTTGTTAGGCCAAATAACTTGCGTTGGTTTATGTAGCGGTTTAATAGGTTTAAACCAAATTCAAGTTGCCACTGCTTTGGCTTTTTTCCTCCACTGAGTTGCAAAGCAGTGAGCAACACAAAGTTATTGTTTTGCATGACCAAGCGAAGGCGGTACTTGAGCGCGTACTTCGTCCTGTGTCGCTATCTTGAAAAAACCAGCACCACAATGCCAACAGGTAGACAATGTGTCCCATATAACACCTTTTGGTGGTTGTAAGGTTCTAAGCTCCTTACTGCAGCACGGGCATTTAAAAGTAATAACAGGTGTACCACGAGCCGATGCCTCGCTAAAATACTGCTCAGCTTCATTTTTTAAATCAGAAATAGATTCCATGATGATCCCCTATAAACTTAAATTTAACTGTGTTTCGCCTACACGTTCTTGTTGATACGTGCTGTAAATACTGCTTACTTGCTGGCGCGTGATCTTAAAACGCTTTACCAGCTGCTGAATGCTGCAGGTTTTATTATCAAGCGCGTAGCAAATCTCTTGGTTGCGAATTTGCTGAAGTACTTTATGCAGCATTGGCATTTGGTAATGCTTGTTTTCGTATTCATCAACCAGGGCTTGTACTAACTCAATACCAAAAATCTTAACTGCCTCATGGTTAGCTGTTGGCTTACGGGGTATATAAAACATTTGGCCCTGGTGTTCAGTAAGTAGCGCTATCGTTTTATCGACACCTAGAATTTCAACAAGCTTGCGCAAGCCATAAGGCAATGCGCGTAAATCTAACTCAGGTTTGTTCATGACTGTTCATCCCATAAGTAGTCAAGGCCGTATTCTCGATCGATTGCGCGCTGTTGATGGTAGGCTTCCACATCACGGCGAATACGGCACTTACGTTTGTCTTCAGCTTTAACTGGGCGCTTACTTTCCATCTCGCTATAAGGCTGTTTACGCGGGTTGATAGTAAAGTTTTGATAGTCTTGGTAATGAGCCATTTAAGCCCCCTGCTTTGCTTTGTGGCGTGCTAACCATTGTTTAAGTACTTCAATGATGTGCGGCCATTGCTGTGCGCTTTGATACAGCTTTTTACCTTGTAAGTGGTTTTCACAAAACGACTCACAAGCGCTTTTAGAGTCAACGTTAACTGCACCGGCTCTGTGTAATTGCCCCCACAGGCTATAAATCATTTTAAGCTGTGGTGGTAATTGCTTTTTCCCTGCGTTCGGGTTCATTGCACGGTAACGAGCAAGCAGCTGCTGTTGTTCGAGCTTTGTTAAACCAGTACACGTGTTAGTGCGTTGGTTAGAAATATACGCAACATTAAGTTGGTGGGTATCTTGATCGATACCCGCCGCCTTTTGCGCAATTTTGATTTGTTGGATCAAATTATTCACGCGCTTTCCTCCAACATTTGAATTTCAAAGTGAGGCGATGCCTCTAACGAGATAATCTTAATTCCCCAGTCTTTCATGCCTTCAGTAAAAATAAGCGGGAACTCTCGACAAATAGTGTTAAAGCGGCGCGCGGTATGCGCTGGGCCATTCACCTCATGAACATGGTGAATGCTAAAAAGCTTATCTGCAGCCAGTGTGGCAAAGGCCGCTTTAATGTTGCCGTTGCATTTGTCGATTAGCTCACCTTGTGGGTCTTTCTTAGCTAAAAGAGCAAGCATTACTGCATTAGTCACTAAAGAGCTAAACGCAAGCTCAGCTGAGTAACGTGGTGTGTTTAATTTGATTGAAAATGCCATGATTTAATCCTTCTTTAAATGGAATTTAAACAGCGTTTAAACTGCAGGTTTGTTCAGTACAGAGCTAAAAATGCCGTTAATAAGTAACTTATCGATTGCGACACCAGGCTTTTTGTTGGCATGATTTAAAACATGCGGTAATAGGTTTTCGACAAGCTCGCGAGCATTACCTTCAACGCGCTTATGCAGCCATTGCCACCAACTAGCATCGTCATTAGCAAGCTTTACGATGCCCTCGGTTAACTCAACAAATAGGGTCTTGATATCTTCAACGGTTACTTGGCCAATAGGTTTGGGCCAAAAGCACACGCGGCTTGCAATGAGTTCGTAGCGTTCTTGAGTTTGTAGCTTGTCGACTAGTTGAATATTGCCAACGAGGGTTACACCAACAATAGCTTGGTCACTGATAGTGCGTAACGGGTCAAGCGCATTAGGTTTGCACTTATCAGCTTCGTCTAAGATGATCAGGCGGTCTGTATCACGCAGTGCCATAATGATCTTTTGCATATTCTTATAGGCACTTGGGCAACGAGATAAGCCCAAAGCCAAAATCAATTGATCGAGCACCTGCGCACTGCTGGTTTGTTCACTGCCAGCAATTAAAATGGCTTCTTTATTATGGCGACAATATTCATTAATGCCCTTAGTCTTACCAAGACCTGCTTGTCCTGCGAATACACTAAAACGGCGACGCTGCCTTGCTTGGTCACACGCCATTGCAATTAACTTAGATGTGCTTGTAGGAATAAACGGCACCTTGCCATACACAATGCTGACATGCTTACGTTCTTCTGTTTGTTTTGATTGTTCAAGCTCTGCAGGTGAAATAAGGCCCCAAATATCATGTAAATGTTTGCTTGGGTTCGCGCCATATTTCCCGTTTAGTAATTGGCTAATTGTTGCAGCGCTTTTACCCATACTTTTAGCAATGCTTGCACTGGTAATGTTTTGGTCGCGCATTTCTGGTGACTGTAAACGCAAACAAATACGTGTACACAACTCCCTATCTGCCTTTGAATACGCTTTATTAAAGCCATTTCGTTTTTGAATTTCTTCAATGCTGGCAATATCAAAAAGCTCAGACCAGATAACATCAATAACCTTTTGTGGATTAATGGTACATTTGAATGTCAGGGCTTCTTTAATCGATTGCAGCGCAAAACCACAGGTTAGCTTTTCTGGTGTTAATCCAAGCGTATCCATTTCTTGGTTGATTAGTTCAACACGAAGAGTTTGCTCGTCGGTGTAGGTAAATGGGATTTTATAGCTCATAGCTTTGTTCCTTGCGTGTAATTGGTTGTTCGAGTAATTCGTCTAAGTCAATTTCGTGCTGTGGTTTAGTCGGTGTTACGTCAAACTCAAACACGTTAACCTCTGTTTGATGGGCAATAGCTGGCGCTACCGGAGCTGCTAACTCTTCAACAGCTTTAATATCGATAATGCGTGTATTTGTTTCTTGTGCTTCTACTTCACGGCGCTTGGTATCTAAGCGTTTTAAACGGCCAATACGGCGTTTGCTTTCAGCCTGTTCGATACGTGATGTTGGCACGGCATGTGACTTAATTTTAAGGTTGGCAAACATTAAGAACTCGCCGTTTAACTTATAAAGCTTGGTGTAGCTATCATCGTGTAAGTCGTATGCGGCTATAAGTTCTTGGCCATTGAACTGGTGCAAGTAATCAGCACTGTAGTCACGTTGATGTAAACGAAAACGACCACGGCGAATATTCACTTTTTCACGCGGTAGCATGACAAAATCGTCCTCTACTGGTGGTACACGCTCTATGCCTTCATCCCACACTTGCTGGCGGGTTTTCCCCTTAATTTCTGGGTGTTCGCTGTTGTGGTAATCATTTAAAAAGGATTTAAATTCATCAATCCATTCATCAACTGTGGGTAGGTCGCGTTTACCCTGCTTAGCCTCTTTTAAGATAAGTTGTTTATGACGGTCATCATGATCACGCCCACAGTAAGTGCTAAAACGCTTTCCTACGCGGTCTTCCATGTGTAAGAAAAAGCGCTCTATCCACTTAACTCGTGCATTACCAGGTATCGCAAAAATAACGTCGATTTCGAACTGAGCGTAAAAGCCGGTTGTATCGTCGTTCATTAGCTTATTTTTGTAGCCAGAGCCGTTATCTAGATAAAACATGGCGGGCACATTGTTGTGTACTTTAATAGCGCGGCTAATCGCAGAAAGCGTATCTAGCGTACTTTCGGCATAGCCAAGCTCCCAACCAACAATGCAGCGGCTGCCAACGTCTTGAAATGCTGTAAGCTCAGCGCGGTATGGCTTGCCTGTTTTTGGGTGCGCTAAGTAAACATCAAGCGTATGGCCATCGCCGTTATATAAAACACCGGGTTTAATATTTTCTGTTGAGCGCAATAAATGATCTTTATGTTTTTCACGGTATAACTTAGCACCCATACGGTAAGGGCTTTGTGGGCCAAGTTCGTGTGGTAAGCCATTTATAAAGCGGCGAACTTGATGATGTTCAGCTTTATAACCTTCTTTGTTTAATTGGTCTGCCACCTGCGCAAAGCTAGGGCTATTTGGGCTGTGATAAAGTTCTAAACAACGTGAAAGCCAGCTGTATTGTGTTTGAGCTTTGCCTTTGTGGTTAGGCAGCAAACCATTAATGCCATTTTCTTTGTAGGCATTACACCAGTTATAAACTGTTGCGCGACCAGGCAAACGTCCTAATGAATCAATGGCTGATGTCAGCGAATTTATTGCGGTGTTACCACGGTATTCAGCCACCAGATTTGCAAACGCATTAGGCAAGCCACCTTCTTGTGTTAATAAGTGGCGCACCAAAACAGCTTTACATTGGGCTTTTTTTCGAGCTGTTTCACTGGCGTTCTGCCATGTTAAATCGTTGCCAATACTTGGTAGCTGGTTAAATTTTTGAACTGCAGGATGCATTAGTCTCTCCTACTCGCGGGTTTTAATACGGTCGTTAAACATGGCTAGCATGTATTCACGGTTAGCTTGTGCGTCTTGCCACTCGTCTTCGGCAAAGTGCGGAATTTGCTCAGCACCCGTTAGGTTTTCTGCGCCAAATTCATCACTAAGACGATTAAGCATGTGGCCAATGCGTTGCTGAATACCCAGCCATAAATGCCACGTAGTTTGAGCGCCACCAACACGGTGGTTTGGGTCAAGGTCACGGCTAGTGCATAGCTGTTCAACCAAGCCTATAAACTCTTCCAGTGATTCATTGACAATGGCGCTATGCGAATAAGCACGTTGGCGAACCTGAGCAACCAGCATAGGTAGCTCGTACATTTGCTTAGGAGCTTTTACTAGTCGCTCATTTTCAAGCGCGTTAATTAGCGTGGCTGTTTGCTCTTCAAGCTCAGTGTGCTTTTCTTTAAGCTTGCGAATTTCTTTGCGAAACTCTCGTACTGATAAGTCATTCAGTGTTTCTAGGTCGTCTTCGTCAAGTGCTTCAACCGTTTCAACAGGTAAGCGAGCCATTTCAATAAGCTTGCTTTTATTCATATTCAAAAGTGCAGACGTCTGCACTTTTGATTCAGGAAGCGCTAAAAACATCTTAGAAACGGCCATTGCATTAAATGCATTACGGCGCGGAATACCATATTCTTTAAGCTTTTTATCAAACTCACCATGTTGTGAATGTGACTTAATACTCAAATAAATTAATCCACGCTTTGCGGAATCGATTAATGCTTGCTCTTCCATACGAACAACCAGTTGCCATGCTTCATCTACTGAATCAGGCATAACTAATTGAATGTGCCCTGCCATCTTTTCTATTTTGGCGGTGAGCTGTTGTTGCTCTTCGGGGCTAAAAATTTGCTCTGCTAAATCAGTGCTCATATTGCCCTCCGTTGTGTATAATTCGACCATTTTTACAAAAAACAGACGGTTCTTGGTCTTTGATTGTCATTGCTTTAAGCCTTAAATGAGTTTTGTAACGCGTGGTGTAATGGTGCTGTCATTCTTCAGAACTATCGGTAAGTAACGACTCTGCTATGTAGCGTTGCATAGCGGTTCGTTCTTCGATTTCCATCTGAAGTTCTGCGTGTTGCTGTAGTAGTTGAGCGCGTTGATCAACGGCTTTATATAAAATGGGTTTAAGTAAAACATTGGCAGGTTCTGTAGAGCGAACTGCATAGCACAGGGCTGGCAAGTAATGCATAGGCATAAAGTGAGGTTGGCTTGGCGCTAACCACTTGTTTAGTTTTGCTTGATCTACATCGCACTCTTGGGCGCGTAATGCGTCATTCATACGGTCTGCAATAACTGGGCGGCTGAAACCAGAACGCTTCATTGCTGAGCATACACTATGAATAAACAAGTTATAGATATCGCAGTCTGGTGCTACATCGGCTTCAAGTATGCTTTTAGTTAGCTGATTTTGTTGTGCTTTAGTGAGCTGTTCCATGGTAAAAATCTCTTGCAAAATTACTTTGATTTATTGCTCTTTTTTGCCAATGCTATTGATCGCTGGCTAAGAGTTCTTTAAGCGCTTCTATCTTCTTTGTTCGGCTATCTTTGTTTCGGTGATAGGCCTTAACATTTGGGAAAATTTCTTCTACTGACTTACCAATAATTTTGGAGATTGCAGATGCAACTTTGTAAGACGAGGTGTGTTGGTACACCACACTACTCACGTGAGAGAGGTTTAAACCCAGTGCTGCAGCAAGGATCGAAAGTGAATAACCTTTTTCATCAAGGGCTTGTTTAATTTCTTCAGGTTTCATTGTAAAGTACCTTTTGGTTTTCATTCTCTTTTCTGTTCTTTGGCGAGATAAAAAGAGAATGTGTTTGTGAATATGTGATGAGTTTAGTTTCAATATATTGAAACTGTCAACACTATAATTTCAGTATTTTGGCACTTTTTATTTCAATATTTTGTATCTTTTTGAAATTTGGTGTTATTTTAGATAGAAGAAAGTTTCAATAAATGACAACTTATTTACGAGATGAACGAAACAGGTTAGGTCTAACTCAACAACAAGCAGCTGAAGCTATTGGTGTTGGAAAAACTACTTTATTGAGATGGGAATCCGGATATCCTATTCCTTCAGACAAGTTAATTGCCCTATCTGATATCGGATTTGATGTAACTTACGTCCTAAAAGGTGTTAATACTCCATCAGCTGTATTAGAGCCCACTAAAACTGATTTAATAGCAGTTCCGCAATATGATCTTGCTGCAAGTGCTGGTGGCGGAGCTTTAGTTATTGCTGAGCACCCTATCGCGCGATTTGAACTATCAAAACGCTGGCTAGAGCAACATAACTTACACAACAAAAGGCTTACTGTAGTGCCCGTTCGTGGGGACAGTATGGAACAAACCCTGTATGACGGTGATTTAACACTTGTTTCGTTAGTTGATGATCTAGCAGAAGCTCGTGAAGGTGTTTGTGTACTTCGTTTTGATGATGAGATTTTCGTAAAACGTATTCAGTACGACTTCAAAAGTAAGGGCTACAAAGTCACCAGCGACAACACAGCCTACTCAAGTTTCTTTGTTGAGGTAGACGATATCGAGTCAGGCCGCTTCACAGTTCTTGGCCGAGTAGAGAGAGTTTTACAAAGGACTAAGGTTTAAATACTAATAACAATGAAAAGTTGGCTCAAAAATAACAAAATATACTTTGAAACTTTGGCTCCTGTGTGTATTAGTCTCGCAGCCCTTTTTGTTGCATTGGCGTCTTATAAGTTAGCTGATCAACAATTGATATTGTCTGCTATTAATGTTGAACCAAACTTCTACCTAAAAGAGACGTATTTATATGATCCGGTAACCAAAAGTTCGCACAAGACAGAGTTAAGCATATACAACTCAGGTGAAGGTATAAGTAATTTTACAGAGAATGTAAATTCACTATTAGTTATTGAACACTTCACTGATACAGGAAAAACTTTATCATATATACCGATAATTGGTTATTACGATACCAGTTTCACTTCAACTGAACCGAAAGGGGAATTAGCAATTGTCACAGGCTATGATAATAACGCTAAGTTTTCTGATATATATTTTGAGTTTCAAAAATCTCAACTAAAGGATAAATATGGTTTTGTTTTTATTTCATTGAAGCATGCGACTAAGATCACTTACACCAACAAACTGGGAGTTGCAGGTGAAACATTTTTCATAGGAACAAAACCGGTTAACTCTATCAAGTATCGAGAGTTTATGAGCCGTTGGAATGCAAATGAATTTATTGACTTAGATGATTTATCTCTTAGCGATATTGAAGAAAAGCTACAAACTAAGCGATAGTTTTGCATATGAACATTGATATCAGCTCAGTATTTATCAAAAATGGTTTTGGAGCTATTGCTTTTTCGCTTTCTCATTTTTTATTTGTGTGTAGGTAAGCCGACAATCGTCTATAAAGTTTTTATATTGGTAACCAGTATCCTTTTCTGTATGCATCTTTATCTGACTTTGCTTTATCCATAAATTTAGAATTTCGATAAGATGAGATTGCCTATTAAAAGAAAAAAAATGGTTGTATTTTGAATCTCCACTATCCAGCAAGCTTCGTTGTAGTGCCAAAATTTCTGTTATCAACTCAATGACCTTTGTTAGTGAGGAATTAAACATAGAATAATGCTTGATACCAATTACATCACAAAGTTCTTTTAAAACATTTTCAAAAGTTGATAAAAGAATGATGATTTTTACTTTGTATGAATTAGTTCTCATACAAATATCAGGTAAAAATTTGTTATCTTTATCATCAATAATGTACTTAATTATTTCATATTTCATTTTGTTTATATTAGGCTCTTTAGCAATAGCAAAAACTTTTTTTTCAAAGTTAATGAAAAAGGTAAAGATGTAATCAACACGGTTTTGGTCGATTGTGTTATGAGCATCGTCTTTTGATTTTGGTTTAAGGTAAAAGCGACAATAAATTGAGGTTGCATCGTTTGCTCTGATTAATTTGAACCCACCATTATTAATTGCAGCTTCAAATTTTTCTTTAAACAACACAAGTTCCTTGTGGTAGAGATCTAATTTATGTTCATATTCTTGTCGTTCAATATTCCTTTTTTGGTAGTTCAAATTTTCTTGAAATTGAATAGCTCTAAAGTTAGCTGCTGCAAGTGTTGCGAATGGAATTGCTGAACCCATAATCCATAATGGAACTGACATATAAGTTAGGAAGGTTTCTAGTGACTCTTTACTAGGCCTCTCAAAAGACAAGTTATCGTTTTGCCAAATTAAGATCATTAAGGTGCAACCTAAAGCAAGCGGCACTGCTAGCGCTATCTGGAAGTATTTATAATTGAACACACTTCGGACTTTTTCTTTTTGGTTGTCTTTAGCCATGATTATTCTCTCCTTGATATTTAAAGAGAAAAGTAACAGATAGCACTCGTATGTAAAGTAATTTGCTCTACCAACAAATATCACAAAGTTATATTTTGTTAATAATTTGTTCAGTTTGGTTTTTTCTAAAGCATTTTTGATTTAAGGTATGGTTTCCAAAAGTTAGAGGGAACTATATGAAAGTACGTATTTTGGGATTCAGTATTGATCCAACCGACAAACCTAGCCTTGATGATTTAATGTCTCATATTGAGGCTACTCCTATCGATACCAATAAAGAGAATGAAGATCGAGGTGGACGTTTAGTTTTTGTTAATTCTAACGCTCATGATGATTATCACGTAGGCTTAGTTATTACAGCAAAAGACGCAAAAACATACTGTCAGTTGAAAAAAGATGCAACTGGTGCCATGAAACTTGTGGTGTCTGATCTTGATCCAGATGCTAGTCTGATGGAATTTAATTTTTTCGTGATAAAAAAAGATAATGGTATTGGCCTTTACCAACATTATCACCAATCTTGTAGTATGAACGGAACAATGAAGCTACTACAAAAACAATTTAATATTGTAGTTAGGCAAAAAGTAGATGAAGCGAAAAAGCATTACATTAAAACAGAGGAACTATCTAAAAAGAAAGCAACGACTAAGGCCAATAAAGAATACAAAGACCGCTTTAAATGGCAAATGCTTGTTAGTGAAGAAAAGTTAAATAAAATCCTTGAACACATGAAGCGAATTAAAGCATTAGAGTTAAGCTTCTCTACTCTTGAGGTCGAGGCAGATGAGTTTAGAGGGTTAAAAGATCATGTTGTAAAAAACACACAACGATTTCTTTTTAGCCAGGAATCAAGATTTACAGATTTATTAAAAAACGTCATAACCTGTGTAAATGATTCTGAAGCTGATTCTGGCCGAGTAATTGCCATTGATATAAATGATAATGAGCAAACTTTTGACATATCAGAAAACTTAGACATTTTTGGCGTCTATGAATTTGATGATGTCACGAAAAAAATTGACTCGCTTGATATCGATGACTTTGCAGATAGCTGGATGATTAAAGAGTTAATTAACATTTGCAATGAGCGTTCAGAGTACTTTAAAGCTAAAATTAGGAAAAAACAAAGGAGCAGATAATGGCTGGTAAAAAAGTTTTATTTTGTTGCTTTATAGTTTCGCTCGGTATTATTGCTTCTATTTTTGGATTTACTATTTGGTTAGATTTAGACCCGAACAAAGTTGTAAAATTTTATCAAGTTAACATTAGAGGTAGCTTATTTGCTGGGCTTTTGACGTTAGGTGGATTTTTACTCTCGTTAAAAACCTTCATCATTGTTAAGTTAAAAGAAAATGTATATGACCATGATGAATATGAAAAGCGTTTTAAAGAACGAAGTAAACTAAAAAGTGGATTGGTATTTTATGCACCACTAAAGAACCTTAGCGACTTTTTATTTTGGACTGTAGCAAGTTGCATTGGTGCTGCAATAACTCAATTAACGTTTGGTTTGTTTAATTGCTATTACACAACTCTTTTTGCTTTACTGACAGCTTTATTTGCATTGAGTGTTTTGGTGTATTCCTTACATCTTATAAAGCAGTGTTTAAACGACTGGTTTGAGTTTTTAGACCTTGCACGAGAAACAAAGATAGCAGAATCCTCAAAAGATAAAGACTCAGATTGAGTCTTCTTTCACAGTCCTATTTTAAGAGCTTGTAATAGAACTAAGCCACATTGGCTTAAGTAAGTGTAGTTTAAACACTTACAGTTCGATTTAAACGTGTTTTAAACATGGTTTGAATCTAATTTAAAGTACTGGATTTTCATTCTGGTACTTTTCCCATGATTCAGCGAATTTTGCTTTAGCATTATCAAACACTATTTTCTCTTTGTAACTGACCGTAATGAGCTTTTTCTGTTCGATTTGAATTCTTGCTAAAGCCATAAACTCTTCATCATCTATAACTTTGTCTCTATAAGACTCCGAAAGCTTGTTTATGAACTCAGTATTTGGGTTGTTTTTTAATTGCTCTGCTAATGCTATGTAGAACTCAGCTAAAGCTTCATCTGGATTCTCTGAGTAATATTTGCTGTCGTTGGTGATATAAACGTGAAGATTAAGTGCTATGTATAAAATTAACGCTGGAGCAGCAAGACCGTAAAGCACTTTTCGTGGGATATTAATTTTCATAACCATTCCTTGGTTGTTTGTAGCTTTTTGAATATAGTATGAATATCTTAAAGTTTAAAGGAATATCATGTTCTACTTAGTAAAAGGTTGGAACTCATTAAAAAATATTTTCAGGTATCTTTTTGGTATTCATGAGGATAAGGCATTACATCAAAACTGGATTTTTTGGATTGTGGTACTAGTTCCACTTGGTGTCGTCTGCTGGTTAATGTATACATTAACTCAAGATCTAATTTCTGATGGGCTTTACAATCCACGTGTATCATCTGAGTCACTAGCTTCTTTTGTAAATTATTACGCATTTCCTATTACAATGCTTACAGTCCCTCTTACTTTAGCTGTTATGATTAATAGATTTCATTCGTCAAAACAAAAAGCTAAAAGCAATCGGTTAGTTGAAAAAAATAACTCTTCAAATAATTTTTTTAATCACTTTAAATATTTCGATGAATATTGTAAAAAAATAACAATGAGCACTACTAATAACAGTAAAATTATAGTAAATACTGAAAAACTATATCGAGGACTGTTTAGCGGTAGCGGTCCTGATAACTACATAACAAATATTAATATTGTGAATATAGCTCCTCTGGTAGAAAAGCTCGATAATCTTATAATTGACTATAAAAGTCACAAAGAAACAACACCTTACTATGAATCAGAAGCCTACAATGCAACGGATGATGAAAAAAACAGAAGGTTAAAAAAACTTTTTAACTTCAATTATGATTTTTTGGGATTGAAATTTTCAGGAGGTATTAGTAATGATGCAATATTATACAGAGAAATTAGTCACTTGTTTGAACAACTTGTATATATAGTAAACTTTATTGGTGTAAGTAATACAGATGAAGTTCTTTTAGAGATAAAAGAAAAAAAGCGATTGTTTGAGTACAAGTACTTTGAAATATATGAAACTGAAGATTCCAATATTTCTCAAAAGCTTAAAAAATAAATGTAAACCCTTTTCCAGCAGTACCTTTCTCTATCAATTCATAAACTAAGTGCCAATTACTCGTTTTTGGCACTTAGAACATGGCACACAAAGCAAATACCAATACACAGTTCGATTGGTTTGAAGTTTTTAAAGCTGGCACCCAAACAGACAGCAAAGGCGTTACTAGCGAATTTAGTGAAGCCGATTTAAATAGCGTTGTTGCTAACTTTAAGCCTAAAACCGCCCCACTCGTTATTGGCCACCCAACCATGGAATCACCCGCTTGGGGCTGGGCCAGTGAATTAAAAGCCGTAGACGGCGTACTTTACGCTAAAGCAGATGAAGTAAGCAGTGAGTTTGCTCAAGCCGTTGAAGATAAGCGATACCCTAACCGCTCAGTTAAATTAGAAAAAGTCGAAAACGGCTACAAACTTGCCCACATTGGATACTTAGGTGGCAAGCCTCCTGCTGTTGACGGTTTAGCCTGGCAATTTAACCAGGATGAGAATGCCGACACCCTTACCTTTGAATTTGCTGCCGGTGATATGGACAGTATATCGCTACGCACATCAAACACCCTCACACGCCTTATGGGCAATTTACGTAACTTCATTACTGATCGTTTTGGTAGTGAAGCGGCAGATAAAGTTGTGCCCGAATACGAATCAGAGTGGCTAAAAGAAGAAACCATTATTGCTGAGCATGAGCGAGCCAAAGGTAATGCCGAATTTAGTAAAGGTGATGATGACACCACGCCCCCAACCAATGAGGACAATGCGATGGATAAAGAAAAAAAGGCACTTCAAGACAAGCTTGATGCAGCCAATGCCAAGAACGAGCAACTTGAATACAGCCAACGTGTAACAGCTGCTAAGACGTTCATCAATGATGAAGTTAACAGTGGTGATGCACCTCGCTTAACTAACACAGATGGCGTAGCTGAGTTTATGGCAAGCCTTGGCGATGGCGACACAACGTTTGAGTTCGCTGCAGCGGATGGCGCGAGCCAAACACTTAAACCAGCAGAATGGTTTAAAGGCTTTTTAAAAGGCTTACCCGAGCAAACTGGCTTAACAAGCGAGTTTAATAAAGATGATACAAGCGACGAAAACGGCAACGACACAGCTGAAACGCTTGCTGCTAAAGCGCTTGAGTATCAAAAGTCACAATCTGACAAAGGCATTACGATTAGTATCTCGTCTGCGTTAGACCACATTAAGAAGGTATAAAACCATGGCGCAACCAGGATTTATTAGAAACTTTTCGGCTGTTTCAGCAATTGCAGCGAATCGCCTTGTAGTTGTATCAGCACTTGAAGATTTTCATGTTGCTGCTGCAACAGATGCAAGCGCGGTATTTGCTGGCGTAACAGAGCAAGGCACTGATAACCACCTTCGTGTTGATGTAGTGATGACACAAAGTGCCCCTGTTGAATTTGGTGGTGATATTGCAGCGGGTGACTTAATTGTTGCTGATGCTGAAGGTAAAGCCATTGCATTGGATTTGGCCGACTATGTAGGTGAAACCCAAATTCATGTTGCTGGCTGGGCAATGGAAACCGGCGATGCTGGCACCATTGGTGACATCTTTTTAGCGCCGCAACTCATTGCGACGATTCCAAGCGCGTAAGGCGCTTGGGTTAACTTAATTTCATAAAGTGAGGAATTGCCATGAGTAATGGTATGCCATTTACACCCGATACAGAGCAAACGGCCATTGCCATTGCTTATAAAAACAAAAAGCTAATTGCTGACCAATTAGCCCCCTATTCGCCTGTTGGTAAACGTGCATTTAAATGGACTGAGTACAATAAAGGCGACAAGTTTACGTTGCCAGATACTAAAATTGGCCGTAAATCGGGCCCAAATCAAGTTGAGTTCTCAGTAACGGAAAAAGAAAGCTCAGTAGTAGACCACGGCTTATCAGACATTATTCCAAATGATGATGTGGATAACGCACCAGCTAACTATAACCCGCGTACCCATGCGGCTGAAAGTATCACCGATTTAGTACTACTTGGCCGTGAGGTTCGTGTTGCAGAGCTATTTAACACCGCATCGAACTTTGGTAAGTCTGAAAGTTTATCGGCTCAAGGCTTTAAATTCTTAGATGATCCAGCACTCGATATCTTGCCGTTCTTCCTTGAAATGCTTGATGAGCCATTGATGCGACCTAATGCAATGAATATGTCGCAAGCTGTTGCTACTAAAATTCGTACGCATCCAAATATCGTTAAAGCATTCAACGGTTCAAGTGGTGATAAAGGTTTAGTGCCTTGGAGCTGGATTTTAGAGCAGCTTGAACTTGAGCATATTAATGTTGGTCAAGCTCGTTTAAACACAGCTAAGAAAGGCAAGGACATTAACTTAAAACGTGCCTTTGCTGACAACTTATCGTTTACCTATCACGACCCGCTGGCGTCGTTCCAAAATCAACGAATGACATTTGCTTTGACTGCACGTTATGGCTCGCGAATTTCTTCTAACCGCGATGTGGCTGCAGGCTTAAATGGTGGTGTAGAAGTCATGGTTGGTGAAGCAGTTAAAGAAGTGGTGATTGCCAAAGACTGCGGCATCTTACTAACGAATGTACTTAATCCGAATTAATTAACGCATTGTTCCCTGTAAAAGGCTCTTAGTCTCCAAGTTTCCTGAGAGCCTTTTTTTACTAACTGAGGCATGTATGTTTACGACAACTCAAACAGTTATAGACAAAATTGGCATTAATGTGCTGTTGCAATTTGTGTCTGCAAAATTTGCAGAGCCAGGTGCATACCCTACCCGTGACGATGTAGAAACGGCTTTACTGGGTGAACCTGAAACAGAGTTGCAACAGCAGATTGCTGCATGGTACAGCGAAGCACAAAAAGACGTTAACGCCACTATTACGGGCTTTGTAGCGCGTTTTAAGTTAACACAAGACGATATCAACACGTCGGTTTTGCCAGGCATTGCGATTGACTTAATGCACTGTGAATTGGCAACCAATATCGCCGACGAACACCTTAAAGAACTAAATAAAAAGGCCATGGCCCTATTAGATAAGGTTAGTAAAGGTGTGATCCAAATTAAGGAAGATGCGCCTGCAGGCTCAAGAACTGGGATGCGAACAAAAGCTGCAGGCTCTCAATTTGACTGGGACAGGTACTAACGATGGCTGGGGTATTTATCGATTTATCGGGTAATGCACTGCCCCGCCTGAGCCAAATTGCAACAACCAGTGAAAGAGCTACCGATGTATTGGACGATATCGGCGCATTTTTAGACATGGACGTCACCACCCGCTTTTTACGTGAAATGACACCTGAAGGGCGTAAGTGGGAACAATCTCAGGCAGCAAAAGACCGTGGCGGTTTAACACTAACCGATACACGCAGCTTAGCTGGCTCTGTTACACACAACGTAAGCTACAACACGTTAGTACATGGCCTGGGTGAAAAGTATGCCGCCATACATCACTTTGGTGGTGAAACAGGACGCAATAAAAGCGTGAAGCTGCCTGCTCGGCCAATACTTGGCATAGCAGCAATACAAGAAGCAGAAATTAACGACATCGTTGAAGACTGGTTAATTTAAAGTGAGTTTAAAGAGGGTTTAAATGTCATTTAACTTTGATTTAAACAAGGTCGAAACCGTCCTTAAACAATCTGCAATTAGAGCAACGCTTGGGTTTTCAAGTGACTTTAACGAAGTGAGAAAACGTGCGGTACATAGTTCGCACCTATTTGTTTTGCCCCTTGCTGAAGATAACCAGAACACAAACCAAGTACCAGGGCTTGATGAATACCAGGTGCATGAAACATTTGCAGTGATGATTGTTATTCCTTGCCTAACGGGCAACGCAACCAGTAATGCCGAAATTAAAGAGTTAAGAGGCCAAGTGAAAGAAGCCTTAGCCGGTTGCCAGTTTGAAGGATGGGACCCGATTAAGCTAGATAAAGGCCGCACTGTTGAGCTTAACAAAGAAACAAACAACTTAATTTATCAGTGCCAGTTCAGTGTAACTGGTATTCATACCGTAACTGTGAAGGTGATGCCATGAGCAAACAAACCGAATCGCAATCGACAAAACCAGCACCAGAAAGAGGCGTTGTTATTACAGAGCCTAAAGTGTCTCGTGCTATGGCCATTGCGACCAATGTAAACAAGGTACTTTCGAGTAACAAGGCATCTCGTACAGAGCTTGCTGGCGCATTTAACTTGAAAGATGGCGAGTTAATTAAAGTGGAGAGTAAATCATGAGCTGGCGCTTTAAAGATAAATTAATTTTAGCGGATGCCTTGGGCACCACATTAACGGGTATGCATGCAATTTACGCAAGTGAAGTTGAGCTTGCCATCGAGAACGAAAGTGAAAAAGACGAGCTAGAAACAAGCTACAGCGGTGCAAGTCTTGAAACGTTTTACGGTGAGCACATTAGCCTTAACTTTAAAACGCCTCTTGCTATGAGCGGCACGGCAGGTAATGAGCCTGCCTTTGCGCCCCTATTACTTGCCTGTGGCATGGTGCAAGTTGCTGATGCGAGTAGCGTGACATTCACCAAAGGTGCTGCTGTTGCTGTTAAGTGCTTAGTTCGCTTTGGTAAGAACACGCATGAAATAAGCGAAATGAAAGGCAATGTGAGCTTACAGCTTGAAAAAGGTAAGCCAATGCTGAACTGGCAATTTAAAGGCTTATTTAGTGCCCCTATTGCAAGTGCTGCTGCACCTGCAGTGGATTGGGACCGCTGGGTTCGTCCTGAAGTACTTGGTGTAAGCAATAGCTCTGACTTTAAGTTAAATGATGTGAAGCGAACTCTACATAAGCTGACCGTTGATTTGGGTAATAACGTGGTATTTGACCGTGCCATTAATCACGAAGAAATTATGATCACTGGTCATGAAAGCAGTGCCAACTTTACGCTTACAGCTGAAGAACTGGCAAACTTCAACCCCTTCGATGATGTTGGCAAAGTGCAGATGTTCGAATTTACGCACGGTACCGCTGTGGGTAAAAAAGTCACCATTATTGGCCGTTATCAAATGCCCCACCCTAAATACACAAGCCTTGACTCTGAATTAACAGGCTATGAGTTTGATGGAAAGCTGGTACCCAGTGGTGCGGGTTACGATGAATTAACCATCGTGTTTGAGTAATTCCATGCGTTTTCAAGCCGTCAACGTCACAAATATCGTCACAGGAAGTGTTGAATTTTACACGGTCATTGTAAAGCCAAAGGGAAAAGCGCCAAGTTACTGCAAAGATAGCAGTGGCATTCTTAAATTTAGTAGTCATAAAGCCGCAAAGGATGAGGCTAAACGACTGACTAATGCATATAAGTGAACTTAAAAATGAAATTAAAACTTTTAGAAGAATTGAAAAACGCATCAGCTGAAGCGCCGCTAAATTTTACCTTTGCGGGAGTGCAGTTCAAATTCACAGCGAAAATTAAAATTGTTGATGATAAAACGCTTGATGAACTTACGAATAAGCAAAACTCGAATGATAAGGATATTGTTCGTGAATTGCTTGTTGGTTGGGATGATTATGTAGACGAAGGCAAACAAGTGCCCTTTGCAACCGACACGCTTGAAGAAATGCTTGCGTTTCCTGGTTTAACTGCACGGTTAAGTGTTGAGTGTATTAACGCGCAATACCGTGTACAGGAAAAAAACTAAACGATGTTGCTAGGTGGTTTGTGGGCGACCTAGCAGCACAAAGCCAAACATTAGATGACGACGAAGCCCATTTTGGCGCACCTGTTAAAGCTGCGCCTAAAAACGACAAAGACGACACATTATTTGTATTGCCAGCTAATCACGTTGCAGTAATCGCTATAACTACCGCATCGAGTCAATGGCAGTTAGATAATAACGGGGTTGAGTTTGCCCTTGATTATGCCAGGGCTGATATTGCATGGCGATATGCAAACATAACACTGACCCCACCCGACTTTGACAAAGTACAAACCCTTGAGCGCACCATAATTGGATTGATAAGGCGACCTGATGAGCAACAACTTGAATTTGGCGTTACGCTTAAGTTATGACGGCAAAGCTGTTACTGCAGGTGCTCGCCAGAACGTCAACGAACTAAACAGAATTAACCAGGCTGTACAACGCCAAAGTGCAGCCAACCAACAATTAGGTGTAAGCCAAGCGGCTGTGATGCGCCAACAAGGTGCGATGACGCGCCAGCTCGGTTTAATGAATACGGCTTACGGCCAATTAGGTGCAACGCTTACTACCCTGGTGAGCATTGGTACCGCGACGATGTTTGTACGTGATACCGGTGCTGCACAACTTCTCGATACTCGATTGAAGGGCTTAACAAGCTCAGTGCGTGAATATGAAAAGGTGCAAGCCTATTTATTTGAAACGTCTGACCGACTTAATACCAGTTACACCACCCTCGCCGATTCATACAGTAAAATATTAACCCTACAAGATGCGGGGGTTGTTACCCAAGAGCAAGGCATTGCAATACTTGAAGGTATGGCCAATGCAGCCGCTAAAACAGGTGCCAGTAATGTACAGCTAGGCCAAAGCTTGTTTGGTATGACACAAGGTATGACTGCGGGTGTGTTACGTGCTGAAGAGCTAAACCAAGTCACTGAGCCAATGCCTGGCTTATTACAAAAACTCGATAAAGCAGCAGGTAAAGCCGCTGGCGGTTTTAGACAAATGGTGAACGATGGCCAAGTAACTAGCCAAATGTTCAAAAACTATTTGATCAAAGCGCTAGAAGATTATTCGGGTGCAGCTGAAGCGACTGAAGGCAAGATAAACGCAAGCTTTGCTGAAATGGGCAATGAATATCAGCGTTTAATACGTAAATATGAAGAGCCAGTAAACTTTGCTGTTACCAGTGTTGTAAGCAGTATTACCGATACAATGGCGTATTTGCGCGAGAACGAAGAGGTTGTAGACGACTTAGTATTTGCGACAGGTGCATTAGCAACAGTTCTATCTGGGCGTTTAGTGTCAAGCTTGGCTGCAAGTGCGCAAGGGTACATTGCAAACGTAGCAGCAAAGAACCAAGCAATAATTGCTGATGCTGCCCTGGCTAAACAAGCCAAGATAAATGCTATTGCTGAGCGGGAACGTGCGTTATATGAAAATGCAGCGGCAAAACGCCAACTAGCAGCTGCATCAACTGCAGGGACACGTGCAGCGGCCATTACACGTTTAGCAGCAACGAACAATAGAGCTGCCGCCTCTGAAGCAAACCTTACTGCAGCGACTAATGCCTATACTGTAGCGGCGACTAGAGCAACGATTGCATCACGAGGGTTAAATGTTGCCATGGGTTTTTTAGGCGGCCCTGTCGGTGTGATCATGACTGCTGGCCTCGCCCTTGCCTACTTTGCAAGTCAAAGCGACACATCAAGCGTAGCCGCTAAAAAGCTTGAAACAAACCTTTATGATTTATCTACTGCTTTTGACACACTTGCCAATAAAAAAGCCACTACACAGCTGCGTAATAATCAAAATGAAATCAGTAAATACAGTAAAAATATTGAAGATGCCTATAGCAAAATTGCTGATTTAAAAGCGCAACAAGACCAAGCACCAACTGGGCGTGCAGCATCTGCCTATAGCCGTCAAATTAGAAGTTTAGAGTCGTACATTGATAAGCAAACAGAGTTACGCGCTAAGTTAATGGATACGGCCACAGAGGTTGCTAACTTTGAAAAGAACTTAAGCGAGATTAAGTGGAACACACCTAAGTCTGACCAATCTGAATCTGCATCTGAATTACCAGAGAATATTAAACGGTTACAAGAGCGCTTAGCGGGTGAGGAAGCAAGGCTGAAGATCAGTTACGACAAACAGCGCCAAATGGTGATCACTGCCCGTGAAAACGATGTTGCTAATAAAGCAAAATACGATGCCATTCTTAAACAGTTAGACACAAAGTATTCTGACGATGTACAAGCGTTAGTCGAAAAGCGTGAAGCTGAAAAAATTCGTATTCAAAACCAAGCGGAAGAAAAACGTAAAAATGACTTACGCAGAGATCTAGATAATCGTATAGCGATTATTAAAGGGTTTGCTGATAGAGAGCAACTTGCTGCTTATAATAATGAGCTGCGTGTAGAGCAAGCAAGGCAACAAGCACGAGTTGATGCAAAACGCCGTGCAACTTTAGGTTTGGCTGCTAACGATGACCGTGGCGAGTTGCAATACAATGCAGATAATCAAATTCGTGATCTTGAACGTCAAACTGAATTAAATGCGGCTGCCGGCTATTATTCTCAGCGTGAAGCTGATGAGGCTGCACACCAAGAGCGTTTATTTCAAATTAAGAACCGCTATGCCGGTGCCCTACAAAGTAACATTGTTGCCTTCGCTAATTTTGAAAAACAAACTGAAGCAGATAAAGCTCAAGCTATTATTGGTTTAGGTGCTGCCACATTCAAAACCATGGCAAGCCAAAGCAAAACCGCGTTTAAGACATATAAAGCGTTCGCTATAGCACAAGCCATTATCAATACATACCAAAGTGCCACGGCTGCATTTAACTCTCTTGCAGGTATTCCTATTGTGGGCCCTGTTTTAGGTGGTGTCGCTGCAGCTGCTGCAGTCGGTCTTGGCTTACAGCAAGTTAGGCAAATTAAAGCACAGCAGCCAGCAGGTATTGCGCACGGTGGTTTAGATTACGTACCTAATGAGTCTACCTATGTATTACAACGTGGTGAGCGTGTACTAAGTCCTAAACAAAACATTGAAATTAGCCAAATGGCGCGCCGCTATAACGCAGGAACTGCTGCAGCTAATGATTCAGTTAGTCGAGGTGTTACGTTAAATATAACAAACCAAATTAACGTACAAGGCTCAGCAAATGAGCAAAGCGCTCAGCTTATTGGCCAAGACATTGCGCGTGAAGTGGTGGGTGTTGTCGTCGCAAACATTCAAAGTAATGGGGCTATTATTCGCTCTATACGCGGAGCTGCTTAGTTGTTAAGTAATTGAGATTAGTGTAAAAAGGGATTTTTAAGCGAGGGAATGTGAATGACTGAACATGAGAAAGTACAAAAAAGAGAAGCTGAGTTAATTAAGTTAATTATTATCATAGCAGTCTTTGCGCTATTAATAGTTAGTACTACTTTTGGCATTTTTTTTGATTTTACCCCCTCTAAAGAACTAAAAACATGGGTTGATACGGCAACTATTTTCACAGGTGTTGCTACTCCTATTTTGTCCACTGTATCAGTTTTCCTATTGTATTTTGTGTGGAAAGACAACCGTCGTGAGCTTGCTGCAACAAAGCAGGCACTGATAGAACAATCTGATACACAGAATTTTAGTGTCATTAAGGATGCTGTTTTTGAAATTGTTGAACAAATTAAGTTGTTATCTGAAAGGAAAGTGGTGCTTGTTAATTACGGAAGAGAAGCACTTCTTTATGAAGTAGGTGATGAATCATTGGATACTTTGAGACCTGAAGATGGAGATATAAAATCAACTAAATATGTTATTGAAGATTTATTACATGATTATTTTATTTGGTCTAAGTTAGAACAAGTATCAAACACTCCACGCACTGACTCCCTAAAAAATTTACTTTTAAGCGATCAGTTTTACGATTATATAGCGAAAATGAATACATTAGCCTTGTTTATGCAAGCGTTAAAAAGTGATAAGTATCGTCAAATCTTAGAAATTACTTTGTTCAATAAATTAACCATATTCACTTGGCTATTTTTTGTAGAAATTGCATATCATTTATTTAAATACGCTGAAAAGGAAAATAAAGAAACTACTGAACTTGTATTTGTTGAGATAGCTGGTTTAACATGCAGACAGCTTAAAGAGGTTTATTGGCGCGATTCTCTTTCTCAAGAAATAACCTTGGAACTTCAAAAAAGAAATCTAATATAACCATGTAAACCCCTTTCCAGCCGAAAGCTACTCCCCTAAATTTTATACTCGTTACCAGTGTTTTACTTAAAGCCTGGTAACGATGACAGTACCACTCCCCTTACCCAAACACCCTAAGCGCTCTAACTTTAAGTTAGTGCCTAATAGCCAAGTTCATTTAAACAAAGCCAATAACGCCACTGAGGTGTATGACCTAGAAGGTGCTTATTGGGAATTTGAAATTGAATTAGCCAATGTACCTGAGCGTGAAGCGTTGGCGCTTGATGCGTTTATTGCAAGCCTGCGTGGGCAAGTGGGCACGTTTACCCTATTTGATTACCGTCGAGAGCAACTTGATAAAGATTTTACTGGGTATGTGCGTGGTGAAAACCAAGACGGTAATACGCTGGTTATTGATGGTTTACCGCTAAACCAAACCTTGCTAGTTGCTGGCGAACGTATGCAAGTGGGAGTCGGCCAAAATACAGAGCTTAAAATTTTAACCGGCGATTTGGTCAGTGATTCACTTGGCCGTGCCACTGCCGTTTTTGAATCGCCCCTGCGTAAAATCCCTGCTGATAACACTTTAATCACCTTTAAACAGCCGCGTGGTTTGTTTCGCCTTGCGGATAACAACCAGGGCATCGATAGCGCTGAATACAAAAAAGGCATCATCACTAGTTGGAAGATTAAAGGACGGGAGGCGTTTTAATGGAGTCGTTAAACGCTGGGTTACTCGCTGATTTAGCCAATAGTGGCCGTGCCCGTTACTTTGTTCGCCTGGCATTTAAAAGCGGTGATGTATTACTGCACACCGGTGTGGGTGAACGTCGCTTTAAAAACTTAACCTGGCATGGCTTAGGCATGCTTGGCACCGTGAGTGAAATACCAGCGAACGATAAAAACGACAGCGCCCGTATTCGCTTAACCCTACACACGCAAGATACAGCCGTGCTTGCTGAAGTGGCTGAAAATGACCCTATCGGCCACAACTGCGAAATCTACCTTGTTACCGTGGATGAACATTACCGCGTAAGCCAAAGCCAACTGCTTGAAAGTGGTTACATTGTGGCGTGCGATGTAGAGCGCGGTGCTGTATCACAAGTGCAATTAAGTGTGGCGGGTGAAAGTGAACGCTGGAAAGAATCACGCCTACATCAGCGCTGGAATGACGCCACACAACGCGCCCTTTACCCTGATGATGCTTTTTTCAGTGAGCAAGCCACTGCCAATAAACAAAACCTACCTGACACACAACCTGGTAACTACATAGGGAATAAACGCCGTGAACGCCACCGTTAAACTAGCCGCCTTTATAAACCAACGTAATTGCATGCCGTTTCAGTGGGGCAAAAATGATTGCTGCCTACTCGTGGCTGATTGGGTTCGCTTTGCGACAGGCCAAGACGTTGCTGCAGATTTTAGAGGTAAATACCGCTCTGAGAATGGAGCATTTAAACAACTCTTTAAACGTGGTTTAAACGATGTTCAAAGCGTCTTTAAAGACCGTTTAAACCGTGAAATTCCTATTGCGTATGCGCGCCGTGGTGATTGCGCCCTTGTTGAATTTAACGGTGAACTTGTTGGCGGAATTGTGACAGTCAATGCCGTTGTATGTGTTGGCGAAAACGGGCTTGTGACTAAACCTATGAGCTGTGTAAAAGCAGTTTACCCATTGGAGCCGCGCAATGTCTAAAGTTGTCGATACTGTTGTAGACACAGGGGGCGATTTATTCGGCATTGGTCGTAGTATCTATGATAAGACGGTGGGCGCTCTGTGGGACTCACTCACCCCTGATGTACCTGAAGAGGACCTTGCAACACTTGCTAAGGGCTTACAAAAAGGCATAGACCAACCGCGCCGCATTACCTTTGGCCGTGACCGTGTTGGTGGGGTTATTGCACACCAGGCGGAAATTGAACGCGATAAAAAGAAGTTTGTTCAAATGGTGGTGCTAATAAATGGCGCCCCAATTGATGCCCTCGAAGAAATCTACATTGCTGATAAGCCGCTTACTGAATACCCAAGCGAAAGCTGGGACTATGAATTAAGTGATGGCCGCCATACAACGGCGAACAGTAAAGCCGTTGCTAAAATGGCAGGTTGGACTGCTGAACACATCGGGTATGGCCAAGCACACATTTTTGTTGAGTTTGAAAATAACCGTGAAGTCTTTCCGGATGGCATTAGCGATACTGAGTTTTTAATTCGCGGTGCCCGGGTGTGGGACCCGCGCGATACAAATCAAGACCCTGATGATGAAACCACCTGGCTTTGGTCACAAAATGCGGTGTTATGTGCCCTGCACTATGTACGCTTTTATGGGGCGCATGAAGTCCCTTTTGAGCGCTTACCCCTTGAATGGTGGATTGCAGCCATTAACGTGTGTGATGAAGAGGCCGAGTTTACTGATAAAGACGGTAATGTCACCACTGAGCCGCGTTATACAACAAACGGCAGTTTTACCTTTACCACGAAACCCCTTGATGTATTAAACCAACTTGAATCATGTTTTGCGGGTAAGATATTTCGCCAAATGGGCCAATGGTATGTGCGTGTTGGTGCCTGGTATGGCAACCCGACATACACCATAAATGCAGATGATGTTCATGGCAATATTAAGATTAAATGGCACGCGGATTTAAGAGACCGTGCAAACGTTGTGCGCGCGACGTTTACCGACCCCGAACAGAACTATGAACGCACTGATGCGCCACCGGTGATATCAAGCGCATACCAAGAGCGTGATAACCAGGTATTAGAAAAGTCGATTACCCTACCTTTTGTTAGAAGCAGTACGACAGCACAGCGCTTAGCCACTATACACCTTGAACAAACACGCTTAGGTGAAATTGAACTACCCCTTAAGCACAAAGGCTTGGCTGCAGCTGTTGGCCGAACTGTCTACTTAAACTTACCTGGTGAATCGATTACCAATAAAATCTACCGTGTCACAGAGCGCCGTTTTCGTTTAGATGGCGGCGTAACGTTAATGTGCATTGAAGATGGCCCAGGCTTATGGGGTGATAACTTAATACCAGGCGCACAAGATTTAACCCCAAACAGTGATTATTTGGTGGGCCGTCCACAGCCTATTTTTGATGTACGGGTAACGATTGATGGTGATGGTAATGGGATTGTAAAATGGGCTCACCCTTCCCCGTTATCAGTCTTTGAATATGATGTTGAGTTTTATACGACGATTGAGCCAGAGGTTGAAGATGAAGATCCAATTGATGTGCTTATGTATCAAAACACAGTTACATATACACAATCTATCATTCCTACGTTGGATATCGGCGAGTATACCGCACGGATAAGTGCAAAAAATATCTTTGGGCAACGCTCATTAAAAGCTATTGTAAAATTTAACTTTGATAAGCCGCTTGTACCAACTATCTCGTTTGATGCTACATATAATTCAATGGTATTAACAGCCAGTGTTGATGGCTCTAGCACAGGCACTTCATTTCAATGGCAGTTCTTTGGTACTGAAGAGCCGGTTATTGAAGAACCAACAGAAGAGAACACTGATGGATCAATTCAGGTTGATGAGCCGCCAATTTTAAATGGCTATAGCTATACGTTTACCGGCTTAGTGCCAGAAACTGAATACTTCTTTAAGGTTAGAACGATTAATGTTGTCGGTGTCAGTGAATGGATTGTGTTTTCTGCAAGCACGACAGCTGCAGATATTACCGAGTTCATAACCAATCTTGAGCTCACACAGCTTAGTGAAAGTGCCCAAAACCTGATCAACGACATTAACGAACAAGTTGATCGCCTTCGCGAGGGCTCTGAGAATAACATTGACGACAAAATTAATGATATTGAAGACAATCTTAGTGATGCAATAAAGGACTTAGACGATAAAGTTAACACTGATATTGACGATATCAATTCGAATATCGGAGAGTTAAATGACAACCAAAACACAATTAAAGATGCTGTTTTTTCGCTTGATCGTTCTGTGGCTTTACTCGATGCCGAAGCGCTTAATCGCATTGATATTGAGCGCGTTGTATTTGACTTAACCGCCGAATATGTGCGTTTTCGTGAAGCGTATGAAAACCGCACGGCAGAGCAAGACCGCTTAGTTGATGCTGCAGTTACTGTTGATCCTGAATCGGGCCGCATTGTTAATCGCGCCGAAGAAATCACAGCAGATATGCTGCAAGAAGCTTATCAAGAAATTGACGCAGTAAAAGGCCAGGTCACAACACAAGTTAAGAAACTTGAGGTATCAGAAAAGCGTATTCAGCAAGCCGAATCTGAACTATCTATACAAGCCGATAAAATAAATCAGCGTGTTACTTATACTGAGGTTCAATCTGAAATATCTAGCGCTATTCAGGCCCTTGTTCCTGCTTATTCGTGGCAATTTAACAGCTCAGATGAAGGCTTTACAGGCGTTACCAGCCATAACACAGCGGGCTATATAGTCGCTAATGAGGCCGTAACAAGTCCAGATATTAGCTATATAGCCGAAGAAAACACCATGTTTCGCTTGCGTGTTCGCTTGCATGCGGGTGCAACGTGGCTTGGCCAAGTTGTTATTAATGGCGCTGTTACCCTGTCTGTGCCAGCCCCTGCAACGAGCGGTTGGGAAACATTACAAGTCAATGCGGAGGGTTTAACCGGCTATACGGGCGAAATTACCTCACTTGTATTTAACCTAGGCCCGTGTGATATAGACGCCATTGAAATAGGTAAACGTGGCGCGAGCGATTTAGCACTTCAAGATATCACTACACGCACTACAAACCTTGAGCAAGAAATCGATGGTCGTACAGGCCGCATGGCCCAGTATGCCACTACAATTTGGGTTAATGCCCTTGGCTATCAAAAGCAAAGCGATGTGCAGCAGATTATCGATTCGTTCAATACGACATATAAAGTCTCTGCAACGCTTCAAGAGTTTGACGAAAACGATGTACTAACAAAAGCTAACAACGCGCAAGAGTTTATTAATGGCGCTGAGGCTTATATTGAGCAGCAAATTACAGCCTTTATTGACCAAGAAGATGGCGTAAACGCTAAATTTAGTATGGTTAACCAGCGCTTAGACGCACAGCAAGGCACCATTACTAAACAAATTGCCCAGCTGCAGAACTTAGAAGTCGACTTAAATAACGCCTCGATAAACGATGTACTGCAAGCGTGGAACGAATTTCAAAAAAATGAGGAACTGCAAGAGCTAGATATCAAACTCGCCCTTGCTGATGAAAAGCTCCAAGCCCGTACCGAAGAACTAAAAAGTGTTACTGAGCAAAGCTTAGCGCTTGTATCGCTATTTGAGCAAAGTAAGTCAGCCTTAACGAGTGTATCAACGGCATTTTCTAATTCGCATCAAGCGCAAGTAAAGCAAAATCGTGAATTTGAGGTTCAGCATAAAGACGCTAACGCCAAGTTTATCAATGTAGAGCAAGCGATAGCCGACGAAACGGAGGCCCGTGTTCAAACAGAACAGGCCTTTCAGGCAGAGTTTGATAGCAATACAGCTAAGTTCGCACAAGTTAATCAGGCTATTGCGAGTGAGACTGAGGCTCGAGTTCAAACCGAGTTAGCCTTTCAGGCTGAGTTTGATAACAATGCGGCTAAGTTCGTGCAAGTTAACCAAGCTCTTGCGAATGAAACTGAAGCCCGTGTTCAAACTGAGCAAGCATTTCAGGCTGAATTTGACAACAATGCGGCTAAGTTCGTGCAAGTTAACCAAGCGCTTGCTGATGAAGTACAAACCCGCGTCCAAAACGAATTGGCTTTTCAAGCTGAGTTCGAAAACAACGCGGCAAAGTTTGTTCAAATCAATCAGTCACTCGCAAACGAAACCCAAGCTCGGAACACGTTAGAGCAAGTGTTAAGAGCCAAGATAGAAAACGACGACACCGATGTATTAGCAGACGCGCATGAATTTACACGAACAGCGGTTGGCTATTGCTTAGATGCAAACGGCAACCCGACAAGTGAGAGTGATGCCACGGTTTGCGTTGCCAGTGGAGGTACGTGGATTGCGGGGCCGCTTGCTGAATATATCGCCAACATGCAAATCAGTGACGGTGTCAACACAGCAAGCATTAAGCAGCTTCGCCAGTTGTTCACCACGGTAGACGGCAAGCTTGTTGCCCGTGGTGGCTGGACGCTCGATAACAATGGTCGCGTGGTGGGTATTGCGGGCTATAACGATGGCGAAGTGGGCAACCTTGATTTAGTGGGTGACGTTATCCGCCAAGGCGTCATGATTGGTAATACATTCGTTCCTACGGTGTACATTGATAACACAGACCCAGCCAACCCCGTACAAACAATTCGCGGCCGAGTCATTTTAAACGATGGGTATGTAGTCGATGGCGAAGCTAAGATCAGAGCGCTAGATGGCGCACCTGGCGCGGATGGTCGAGATGGCCAAGACGGGGCAGACGGCTTTGGTGCGTTTAATATATCTCTAGACTCAGGTACTTACACCCGCGTTGGTAATCGCATAACGCGAACAAACACAGGTACGGGTTGGTTCTGGGGGGTTAGCACGGTTGAGAGTTATAAAAACTGTGTTATGTCTGCGCGAGTGCCACCCAACGAAAACATTATGCTGGGCTTGAGTGCAACCCCCTCTAACGGGGATTACACCAGCATGGATTATGCGCTATACGTCGATTTAGGCGTATTAAAAGGCTATGTAGGTGGCAACCTAGTTGCGGGTAACTTGGGCTCAGCAAATATTAATGATGTTCTTTCTGTCGAGCTAACAAACGGCATGGTGTCGTTTCTAAAAAACGGCATAACATTATATACCTCGCCGCTTACTACATCAGCCTCATTACGCGGTGATGTCGGTATTTTTAGACAATATCAATATCTGTTAGATTTTTCATTCACGCCGAAAGGCTCAAGGGGCTTAAACGGTGCGCGTGGTGCAGGTACATACTATGTTGCAACTTCAACAGGGGCTTGGTCTGACTCAATAGCCAATGCGGCCGTTCCCAATGGCTCGCCCGTTGCTGGTGACATTGTCGAAATTTTCAAATCGACAGACCCAACCGTGAGCACAACTAAAAAGCACAACGGTAGCTATTGGGGTGCATACACATTAATTGTAAATGGTAACGCTCTTTTTACGGGCTCAGTTGATGGCTCAGCAATTAAGGCTGGTACCCGCATTGAATCCCCCCGTATTGATTTGATTGGTGGCGGCTTTATGAAAATTGAGCTCGCCAGTGGCTTTGGGCCAGATAACCTTTGGTACTGGTATGGCCCAAAAATCATGAGTGGTGGTTTACCAAACCTATCAGCGCTAACAAAAGCAAATGCTATTGAGTGGAAAGACACTGGCGGCAATGCCTATTTTGGCGGCGCAATTACATCGGGTGTACTTAGTACGGCGCTTACTACAACCGATTTATCTTACAACGCCAACGTCACAATAGGCCCATTTGGCTCTAATGGTGGCGTAATTAATATTGTGTGTTCGCTTATCGCGTCATCACGGGGAACCGGTAAAGCTGACACCGCGCCACCTAAACCTTCAGTACCAAGTTACACCATTACGCTTTACGAACTGGTTTCTGGTAGCTGGGTTACTCGAAAATCACAAAGTTTGTCGGGTGAATCAAGCATGCACAGTACCTATGAAGGCGAAGACGGTAAGTTTCATTGGGTGGGTACTCAAAGCTGCTCAGGCTCTTTTACGTACACAGACAATAAGCGCACTGCGACAGACAGAACCTATAAGCTCGCTATAACTAGCCGCAGCAACCTAGCTACAACGGGCAGTTACTCTGCATCACAAAAATTAACCCTAGTTTCTCAAGAGGACTGACACATGGCCGCATTTACAGCCGATAGTATCAATATTTTAAATGGCCAAGACGTGGCCGAAATAACTAGCGCGGAGCCTATCAACACCATTCAAAAAGGTGACTTTTTAGTTATAAACGGCTTTCCGCCGGTTGAAATTTTACAAGCTTACAAAAATGGTCAAGGTGAGCGCTTTATCGAATTACTTAAGCCTTGGCCACACACCTCGCAAGCAAACCAACCAGCGATTGTCATACCAACAACCGTTGACTATCGCGAAGCCGTTGAAGCGCTACGAGCAGCCAACACGCTTGTAAGCGACAATAAAAAAGCCATGGGCGAGTGGCAAACAAATATGGGTACCGTCACGTTTAAAGACAAAGATGGTAACGATGTCGTTGTTAAAACACTCAGACAAATTGAGGCCGATAACCAAGCCCAAATGAACGCATACCACCCCTACCCTTGGGCGCTCAGAAAAGGTGAATGTAAAGCCCGCCGCGCAGCTAATGATAGAACATTTGCTGCGAGTGGTTATGTATATAAAGGTAAGGTTTACACAGCATCGGAATACGAAAAAATAGCAGAAGGCCTATTTACCGATGAAACAGCGCCGAATATTTTGCGCGAAGGACGAAAAGGGGGTGCTGGAGATAGCAAAACAGACTACCCCGTTTTACATATTGCGGGCGTGTTGACCAGGTTGGAATATTTAAGTGTGGCTGATAACTCAAGCTGTGTAATTATTAAATTACCAGAAGCTGAAGATGGAACAAGAACTTACGACTCAGCAACAGGCGAACCCGTTACACATGCAACACCTGCTTTAGCTTTTGCGTCTGAAACTACAACAAACAAAGTGGTAACAAACCGTGCCGATATGCGGGGTTATGAGTTATTTTTACGTGAAATTACGCCAGAAGACCCCAGTGTTTATCGTTTTGGACTTATTCAAAGTTTAGCACCCGACATAAACGGTGTGCCAACTTCACCAAACACGACAAGACCGGACTCTTACTTTGCGTGGTTTGACGGAGACACCACAAGTCGCGGTAATGACGTTGACTGGTATGCAGCAACGGATGACGAACGAAAAGTAATTGGTAGTGACTACGACAACAACATAATTTTTGATGACGAAACGGGCAAGTGGCATCAATGGTGTGTTCGTGGTTGTAGTTTTGCAGGGGCTGGTAATGGTGATTGGCTGAATGTCGAGAGTCAAGGCACTGTAGGTTGTAGATTTGACCTAAACAGTTCTACTCTTGTAAAAATTCAGGGGCCTTCAGATAATGATGACAATATTGCTTATGCTGACCATACAAGCCGCCTCGAAAACCCATACCCTAATATAGGATTATTTACCGCAAGAAATGATAGCAACGGAGCTGTTAACGGCGAGAGCTATTTGTTGGTGTGCGGCACTGTTAATCGACTAAACAAAGGAGCCTATCACCCAAGTTTCAACCCCCTAGGGGCGGCTAAGACTGCAATCGCTGGTGAGGGTCACCTACTTTGGTATCATTCTTCCAATGATAAGTTAATAGACAGAGCTAGTTGTTTTAAAAAGTGGGATAATGTATGGGGTTATTCTGGAGGTAGTATTTCAGTAGGAATCCCTACTGATAATACGCAACAAGGAGTTGGACGTACTGACTTACGCTTCTATGATGCAATCTATGCTAGCGGCCAAGGTGGTGTGTGTCGTGATATGCGTTATTCTGCTTGGGGATTAACTGACGAAGATTTTTCAGAGCAAGATTTGAAGATAAAAGAAGGTGAATATCGAGGTAGAGAAGTTTTAAGTATTACTAAATTTTATGCAGGTAATGTTGGGGGGAATACTGCTGGCGGAGGGTGGCAATTACGCAACTATGATGGTACGGGGGTTAATGCCTCAGGTGTTCAGATAGCTTTAAATAGTAATAATCCTTCTTTCGCTGAATCTCTAAAACACGGAAAGATGTTTGTCGTTACTGATGGAGTTAATAGCTTAGTGCTTAAAGTAACAGGGGTTTTAATTGCCAATGTGTACTCACTTTCAGTGCTCAATGAAGTTGGTTCTTTTCCAATAATTTCAAATGCTTCAGGTTTAGACAGCTCAAGTCTATCTATCTTGATAGATGTTAAGCATAACAAATCCGTTGCTGGAGAGTTTACCCACACGGAAGTTATAGGCGACCCAGCAGACATTTTGCTGTGTGATGACTTAAAAGATGGCTGGGTTGGAAGTTGGAATCAAGAGATACCAAACAATCAATCTACCAAGGTTTTGTGGAATAGGCCTTTAAAAGAAATACCCCCAGTCGGTTCAGTAAGCATTACAGAGAATAATGGAGCATTTTGGACTTCTGGTACAGTCTCATCATGGTTTGGAGATACAGATACGAATTCCTCATCCAGTTTAGTACTTAACAAGGGGAGGATAATAGTTGCTTGTTACAAGACCAAAGCCAAGATGACAACGCTTAAAGCTAACGGTGTAGTTCACGGGGCATACAAAGGGGTTGGTAGTGTGTTTTATACCTCATACTTTGATGAAGAGTTTGGGGCACTACTGGGATATAGCTTAACTGGTAAAGTACTCACACAAGGAGGCGGAGCGCTCGCGATAGGAACGGCTGAGATGCAAAGTAAGCAACTAAATAAAGTAGGCAGGATAGCCGGTAGTTCAACAGGGTCTATATACTCTAACAATACACACACACCTTTATCTCTAGCCCCGCCCGCGAACAGTAACAGTCCGGCATTTAAGGCCTTAAACTATAACGCTGTAGAAAACCAGCAAGGCTTTATTAATTATGCTTACGCTCAACTTTCATACGATGCAACGGCCGGTGATTGGGGTGATGACGGCAAGATACACCCTGTTGACAGTCAGACAACTATGCCAGACGAAAACGGACACACTGTTTTAGTTGGCACTGCTCGTTGTATTGAACCAATTGGATGGATTAAAAATGAAAAATAACCTTACCCCTATTTTAGAATTTATCGACATCGACGACGAGCAAAACCCTATCCTTGACGAGCAAGGTTTACCAACCTTGCTACAAGGGCCGGTTGGCGTTAAAGACATACCCGAGCTAATCGCCAAGGGTAAAATTGATAACTTAACCCTATTTGCCGAACTGCAATCAAAGCAGGAGCAGTACCTGTGGGCCAGAGAGTACGTTGACTATTTAGTCGAGCTAAACAACGTCAATGAATACAACGCGAGTTTACCCGCGCCAGTAGCCAATGAAGATGGCAGCGTTACGGAGGTTGAACCTAAGCCATTACCTAAACCGCCAGAGCGCCCTGCAGTAAGAACGGCGGATGACATACTTGAGCCGTACAAAAAGCAAATCGATAAGCTCAACGGTATTGAATGTAAAGGCGTGTTTGTGTCACTCAATGAGTCTAACCAAAACGGCTTGTCAGCACTCAAAAGTGCGCTTGAATTAGCCACTGAGTTTGGTGCTGCTGAAGCTTTCTTTCCAGTGAACTTCAATGCTGAAACTGCCCAAGGAGTTCAAGTTGTCAAACTTGAAAATGAAACTGAGTTTAAGCAATTTGGTTTTAACTTTATCCTGGCGCGTAAAGCGTATTTTGAATAAATAACAAGGGGCTTTACAGCCCCTTATTTGTTGGAGATTAAAATGTTAACCGTACTTAAAACAATGAGAACCCTAATATGTTACGTTTTATGCGGAATCATGTTGATAACCCCTTTTACCCTCATATCTTTCCTAGCCTTAATTGGAAACACCTGGGCAATTAATAGCATTTATAGCTTAGACATATTGATCTGCAGCATGTGCCATGGAACGCGACTCGAATCAATCTCAGCAAGAAGTTACAGGCTCAGAAATGACAAAAGATACTACTACCAAATGCGTTTCATAGACTTAATAGCAATACCATTTGATGGAAAGGAACATTGCAAGCGAGCATTTAAATGGGAAAGAAAAGTTATTAAACCGGTTTAAATGTTAGACCTTTAAAGCTCATTTAAACACAGTTTAAAGAGGCTTTAAAGATACCATACATCATACTCAAACAAATAAACACAAGCCTATTTAACATAATTAAGCGATTCTAAAATTCTACGTCTTTTTTTCTAAAAACAATCGGCGGCTTACAATAAAAGCAATTTTGTTTTCACTGCCTGTAACCGTTATGGCTTTAAGCTTATTAACTATGATTTATTTCTACAACAAGCTGTTCGTAATAACAAAAGCCACGTAGATGCCCTACAAGCTCAAATTAGATAGCTGTACGATTTGGTTTAAGTAAGCTAGACGCTGAATATCATTGGTAATGACTTAATCAAAATGAGTGTTCAACTGCTCTAAAAAATATTGTTTTAAAGTATGGAGATAAAAAACTACATAGTATTTGCCACATATTTATTTGTGCGGCATCATAGTTATTTAGTAAATTAGTTACGGATGATAATGAAAAAAATTGATTTTGAAATAGACCACCCGCTCGCTATTAAACGTGGGTATAAGTCATTATATAGGTTCATGCCAGTTGTTTCAGACGTTACAAAAGATGCTAGTTATTTAGAATGCTTATTAATAGATGGTTTGTTGTTCTTATCTGCTCCTTCGATGTTCAATGACCCATTTGAGTGTAAACCTCATTTCTCTATGTCTCAAAATAGTGCCCCAGCTCTCAGAAAGCATTTATTAACTCAAGCAAGAAAAAGTGCTCGAAGAAACAATATTAAATTTAATTCAGCCGCAGCATCTAAAACTGCAACTGATTTGCTTGGAGATCATGAGGCTGCGAACAACCTTATAAATCATGCCATTTTAAAAGTATTTCGTGATAATCGAATTTGTTGTTTTTCGCCAAACCGAGAAAATCTATTATTTTGGTCACATTACGCTAAGTCACATCAGGGATTATGCATTGAGTTTGATTGTTCATACGCTCCGGTGAACGGTGCTAGAAAAGTTAAGTAAACAGAGACTTACCCTTCGGTAATTTATCCGTTTCCATCAGAACTTGATTCAGTAGTTCCAATTTTAACGAAGTCTAAAGAATGGAGCTATGAAGAGGAGTTTAGGATTTCATTACGAGAGAACAACCCTCTTTTTGTTTCTGGAACAAATTATCTAAACCTCGATAAAGGAGCAATTAAAAGTGTAACTTTAGGTGCGTGTATATCAGATGAAGATAAAGATACAGTAATGAAAATAGCTAATGAAAGTAAATTTACTCCTAAAGTTTTCCAGTCAAAACTATCCACATCAAAGTTCGGGTTAGTATTCGAAGAAATCAAATGAATAAAGCCCGGTCTGGTAATAGGCTTTCAGGGTAAAACCCTTTAAATGATTGCCATTCCCTACTCCTAAGCAGTTATAGTTTCAGTGTCACTAGAGTCTTTTAGTGGGTTTTAAGTAATTTCCAATCTGTTGGACACCAAGAATTTGTCAGCTGTCGCGCTGAATATTTGAAGTGGATTTTGTCGTATGTCAGGCCAACGGGAACGTCTAAAGAAACTGTGTTACCAGGTTCAACGCCTGTAATACTTGGAAGTTTAGAAATATTGCGCATTGATGGCTCCTAGTTAATTAAGTTTTTAACTGGACGCAGAGCGCGAACTTTGTTGATAGCAGCAATAACAACTAATGCCATACCAACGGTAATTAAACGATTTTTAGTAAACATGTGCGGCTCCAAATGTAGTTGCACGGGATTGGAGCCTGCAAGGTAAAGGAGAATAAAAAAGGCCGTATTAGCTTTACTTATAGCTAATACGGCCTGTTAAACATTTTTAACTTAAAGAAGTAACTAGGTTATTGAACTACTCTTCGGCTTCCCTAGCTTCCCTAGCTTCCCTAGCTTCCTTATTCCAAATTTTAGCTTTAATCATTAAGTTAATTGAGTATTCACTATTTTCATGTAGTGAATGACATAACGCATCAGTTTGAATAACAAAAGACTCTAATTGATATAGTTCTTCTAAGGCATCATTTATAGTTGATATAGCATTTATATATTCAACCTTTTTTTTATAAGTAACTTCAGCATCAGTAAGCCTTTCTGATGCTGAATGAGTTAATCCATCAATATATTTTGTGATACTTTCAAGATCATCATCATCTAAAGCAGCAAAATCTGCTTTAAAAAGTAATTCACTTAATCGAGTGGTGTTATTTTTTAGAGTTACGAAATTGGAGTAATATTTGGAATTTAATACATATAAATCTCTTTTAATTTTGCTTAATTGAACAAACTCTTCATGTTGTCTAGACATACGAGCATTTTTATATGTTTTAACACTGATAAATACAGCTGCGCAACCGATTAGAAAAGTTATGAAAGGTTGAAAAGCACCTAGAATAACCAAAAACCTTTCTAGATAATGAATCATACTAATTCCTTTTAAATTTAATTGTTTCAAGTTTCGCTAATTCAGTACCTTTACGCAACCAATACTGAATTTGTTTGCGATCAATGTTCTCTATTGATTGAAGTTCTTGAACAGTTAAACCCATTTCAGTAGCCAT